CGAAAAAGGCATTGTGCCCGCAGGCTACGAAGGCGGTGGTATGACCAAGGCACAGCTTTCGGAGAGCGCGCGCCGCCGCCGTTTCGGGTTGATGGGGGAGCCGTGACAGTCATCGTGGGCATCGACCCCGGCAACTCCGGTGCCCTAGCGTTCCTCGATGTGGAGGCTTGCAGCCTCCGCATCATCGACATGCCGACGTTCGAATTCGAGACGACCAAGAAACGCGTTTCGATTGACCCGTACGGCATTGTTGCAGAAATGCAACAGTATGATCTACACCATGTCTACATGGAAGAGGTCTATTCGTCTCCCCAGATGGGCGTCGTGTCGGCGTTCAATTTCGGGGAAGGCAAGGGTAAGATACTCGGGATCGTGGCCGCGATGGGCGTGCCCGTCACAAGCGTGAAGCCAGCCCGATGGAAGAAAGACATGAAGGTTCCCGCAGACAAACGTGCTGCGGTTCAACGAGCCTCGCAACTGTTTCCCGGCGCTGCACCGGCTTTCAAAGGCCCCCGTGGGGGTGTCTTCGATGGGCGAGCCGAAGCAGCACTTCTGGCCCTGTATGGGGCGCTCGAACTAGGCGTAGCACCGACCGCGCCTGTAACCTTGCAAGGAGAGTAACCGATGCCCGGTAAGAAGAAAGGCGGTCGCTACGGCGGCGGCAAAAAGAAGTAACCACGAAGGAGATATCTCATGGTTAAGACAGAAGGCGAAAAGACAGCGATGCTTCGCGCAGGCAAGCCCGATCCGGGCCGCAACTACGGCAAGAAGCCCGCTGCACTTGGCTCTGGACCGGCGACGACGCGTAAGGCGTCCGGCCCGATGCAGGCCAAGAAGAGCATGTCCGGCAAGTAAGCATGGCACGCTCGGTCACAACGAGCAGCCTGTTTTCGACAACGGCAATGGGGGCGGTCAAGAAAGATCGCCCCTTCCGCCATGTCACGGACAGTGAGTTTGCTCGCTCACTCGCGATGAAACAACAAGTGCAGGGCGTGTCGTCACCGCACTCTGCAAAGCGCTCGGACGGTCCCCCGGTCAAGCGCATCAAGAAGTGACCCCGATGCCCCGACGCCCTCCCCTTCAAGAGAAGCTTGAGCACCCCAAGCACGAGCAATTCGCTCGGTGCCTTGGCATGGAAAACGGCCTCGAAGTCTGCGCCATTGGCGTGGGCTACGATCTGGAAGTAGCTCGCGCTCTTGCCCGCCAGAAGAAGATAAGGCTGCGTGCCGAGGAATGGTTCAGCCGCCAGAAGACCCACGCTTGGTACAAGCGCAAATTCGAGTATCCTGTCTGATGCCAAAGCTTGAAAATCCGAAGCACGAAGCGTTCGCGCTGAACCTCGCCAAGGGGCAAAAGCAGGGCGAGGCATACGTGCGCGCCGGGTACCAAGGAAATCCATCTGCCGCCAGCCGTATGGCGAACCAGCCTATGATCGTGGACCGCGTTGCGGAACTCGAAAAAGAAATCATGGGCCGCATGTCCGAAGTCATGGACATGAACTCCGAGGACGCCGCGCGCTCGCTGGCGGAAATGGGGATCGACATGGCATGGGTCGCCACCGCCTACAAGAAGATTTACGAGAACGCGTTGAAGGACGCGTCGTACGCCGCAGCCAACACTGCGGTCTCGAACATTCAAAAGCTGCTCGAAATGGAAAAGAGTGGCAACGACGGTCAGGATATCGACAACACGCCGCTCGTAAAACTGAGCGATGTCAGTAACATGCTGAAAGAAGCTCGTGCGCTGATTGAATTGGGGCAAAAAGAAGGCAAAGAGCCTGACATGGTTGACGTGACCCCAGATTCCACTGTGACCCCGGCGCAGATTTTGGCCGCAAGAGGCGTCTCGAATGACCCTGATCACCAATCGTGAACGCGAAGAATATCGTGATGCCCTTGGGTACATGGACTACCTTGGCTCGACTGTTGAAGACGGGCTGATCAAGGGGACCCCGGTCGATTCGAATATCCGCCTAGTCCTTTCCAAGATGACAGACAGCGACGACCCCGAGACGCAGCTTCGAGCGCTGCGCGCGGTCCACTCTGATCTGGACAAGCAATACGACGAGAAGCTTCGCTACGCGGCGCAGTTCCGTTTCTCCCCGTTCTGCGAATTCATGGTGCGCACGGAGCCCCCGGCGTTCCACCACGAATTCCTGATCGAGCACATGGAAATGATCCACAACCGCGAAATCATGCGTCTCGCGATTTCCATGCCGCCGGGCTCCGCCAAGTCCACCTACTCATCGATCCGCTTCGCCGCGTGGCACTTGGGCCGACGCCCGGATGATCGCTGGCTGCAAGGCGCACACACGCAGACCTTCGCCAAGGACCGTCTGGGCAAGCCGGTGCGTGGGATCATGCAGGACCCGCGTTACCGTGACGTGTTCCCGGACATGGGCATATCGTCATCGTCCAGCGCCGCTGATTACTTCGAATTCGTTGAAGGCAAGGGGTACTACAAGGCTGTCGGCGTAGGCGTGGGTATCGCCGGATACCGCGCAGAGATTGCCGCAATTGACGACCCGCTCGCATCCCGTGAAGATGCCGAAAGCCCCACCATCCGCCGCAAACTCCACGACTGGTTTGAGGATGACTTTGGAACGCGTCCGATGCCGGGCTCGCCGATGTACGTTGTGGCGACGCGCTGGCATGAAGACGACCTGATCGGATACGAACTGAACAAGATGGCTGAGGGCCGCACGGAACATGACTGGACCGTGATCAATATCCCCGCGCTCGCCGGACCAGACGACCCGCTCGGTCGCAAGGAAGGCGAGGGCCTGTGGCCCGAAGTGTTCGGCACCGCGTTCTACACCGCCAAGAAGCGCGCCTCCACATCACGCTCGTGGAACAGTCTCTATCAAGGCGTTCCGACCGATGAAGAGGGCGGCGTTCTGGCACGCGCTGACATTCATCGCTACAAGGAAGTCCCGGAAGATCAAAAATCGAAGACCGGGGCCATCATCAAGAAGATCGTCAAGCGCATCACCCTGTCTGTGGACGCCGCAGAGAAGGCAAACCAGCGTAACGACTATTCGGCTGCAACTGTCTGGATCGAGACCCGCGACAAGAAGCACTACCTGATCCACGCCAACCGCGACAAGATCGAATTCAACGACTTCGTCAAGTGGGTGGATGAACTGGCGCGCGCGTTCGACGTCGATCAAATCCTGATCGAAGACGCGGGCCACGGCACGCAGTACATTCAGCTACGCAAGGAAAGCAAGGGACCGGCACCGGTCATCGCACAGACCACCAAGAACAAGACCAAGGAATTCCGTTTCGACGGCGTGACGCCGATGTTCAAAACCGGGCAGGTGCTCCTGCCTGAGAGTGGAAACGACTGGATCGCTGATCTGGAACAGGAACTTCTGGTGTTCCCCAACGGGCGCAATGACGACTACGTGGACAGCGTGTCGCAGTACCTGTCGTACACCCGTGGCGGCAGCGTTAAGCGTGGCACCCGCAAGGTCCACTCAGGCCACGCCTAACGGCGTAGGGACCCAAGCAAATTCTTGATCGCCCCTATACTGTTCCAGATGAGAATAGCAGACAGGGCCAGCGACATCAAAATCGCAGGCTGACCGAAGGCCGGTATCAGGATCGCTTGGCACATGAAGATCAGGGCCGCGATGGTCAGGTTCTCTTGCACTCGTTCCATACGATTCGCCTACACGATTTCGTGCGCCCGTTCAAGTCGAATTTTCTTGACGCACTCACCACCTTTTGGCACACTTGTCTTATCCCGGATGGCTCATCCGGTAGTCCTCCAATGCTCCCTAGCCCCGCCCCTAAAAAGGCGGGGCATTTTTTATCTTGACGTAAGTTTCTTTCGCACCTATGTATGTGGGGACCCAAACGAATCGAAAGGAGCTACACCATGCAGATCAAGATCACCAGAAGCATCGCCACTTGGAACATCATGTACGTGTCCAACTCGGGCCGTTCCGATGTCATCGCGAATTTTTCGGATGCCGGGCTGCAACGCGCGCTCGTGTGTGAGACGGCAATTCAGGCTGCGGACCTCAAGGGCTGCGATGAAATCATCCTCGACATGACGCAGGAAGAAGCTGAACAGCTTCGCCTGTTCAACCGCAACGCCCGCATGGAAGACGTGCTGGCGCAGTTCATCGCTCTGTGGAAGGAGGCTGTGTAATGCTCATGTGTAACGCACGCACCGCCTTCCACGCCCGCGACGTGATCGAAGCTGCTGCCCTCAAGATTGCCTTGAAGGAACTCACGGA